TCGCTAATCATGTTTCTTACTATGGGGGTGTATTGCAGAATTTCTTTGTAGCCCATTACGACGCGCCGACGCTCAAAGATCGGTGGGCAGTGTGCGTCAATAGTTGGTGAAAAGATGAACTTGATTGCAGGGTCAGCGGCAAGAGCTGCAACATGCGCCCAAAGTTCTTTGGCGGTCTCGGCAGTAAAAGCAACCGAGACACAAGTCCGACCGTCGCCAAGTGCGACCGACTTTGTCGCAAAATATCTGGACTCATCCATAGAAGCTTCTACCGAGATCACTCCGCCACTAGGAATTGGGCCGTCGTACTTTAGGTCAGGCCAGAGATGCGTCTGGATCCAAGACTGCGTGCTGGCGATCCACATATTCAGAGACGAGCGCAGGAAGTTAGATCGGTCAGGATCTTTAGATTCCGCGCGCAAAGTGTCCATCGTCAGAGTGTGTCCGAGTGCTGGGTTGCCCCACGACCACGACGATTCTTGCATCGGATCTACGGTAGGCGGTGGGCTCCATTCCGCAAAGTAGAAGTTGGAAGGGTTGTTTGTGTCAATAAGGCGAAGCGCGTTTTCTCGATGTCGGATGAAGAGTGCACTGGACTCGGTGCCAGCTGTGCTAAAGAGCGCCAAGTGAGGAGACCTGCGGACGCGCTGGGTTGGGATTAAGCCTGCCATTGTGATCTCCGAAATATCAAAGATCTCATCCGCGCAAATTAGATCTACTGACATTCCGTGACCGATTGATGGGTTCGCCGCGCGCACATACCATCGCGATCCATCTGGCATCGTCGCCGAGTTACGCCCGAAAGACTTCATAATTTTGGCGCCGTAACGGTCTTCAAGAATTGGTGCGATCTCATCAAAGAGCAGACAGGCAAGGCTCAAAGTGTGAGCTGTAGATAAGACAGTTTGTTTTGTGCCTCGAATCTTTGGCATCTCAATTAACCAAAACAGAATCAAGCATTGAATCAGAAGTGTCTTGCCATTTTGTCTTGCGACAGATACAAGGCTTGATCTGTGCACAAGATCATCCTGTCCGTCTGGAGCATGGGTGAATCCCAAAGCGCGCTCAAGGTAGTGCATCTGCCAAGGCATAAGCGAAATGCCAAGCAGCTCTAAAGCCATGTCCCCCACAATCCCAGCGAACGATCCGTCGCAGTCCGGCACGATCGTCTCCAGTCTCGGCTGGTCGTGGCTGATCACCGCCAGTTCAGGCTGGTCAGGGCTATTCGGGAGAGATAGATGGATGGGGCTCGGGGGCGTTTGCATCGTGTGTAAAAAACCGTTATTTCTGTTTTTGATTCGCATCGCTGTTTTTTTGTTTATGTATTCTGCACCTCTTCGACTGTTGCAGGGTTTACATGCTGGAACATATCCATCGTCAATTGTGCCGCCTTCGTCGTGCTCGATCAGGTGATCTAGTTCGGTTGCTTTCGCGCGCCTGCACCAATGACATGTTGGTTCGTCTCGAAGCAGTTCGGCTCTTGCTGCTTTGTAGCGTTTGCTGTCGTATTCAGTTAGTGGGCGTGCCATAGTTTTACTTACTGCTAGCGCGCGCTGTCGCGCTTGCTCTCAAATTGCTGTGAGTGTGTTGCATGTCGGGCTCGAGTCTGTTGAGTTTGTTTGTGTTATTTCATGTGTAAGCGTAATGCAAGACAGACTCCAGAAGAGCCCCCCGTCCGTTGCCATCACTGGACTCCCTATTCAATTCCTTTACACACTGCGCTTCGACGCTTTGCCAATCCCTTTCGTGTTGCAAGTTTTGGACGCGCCGATCTAACCAAGTTCCCTTGGATTAGCCCCGTCACTTGCGACAGTGATACAGCCTTGATGCTTGCCAGTTGTAAGAGGGTTTACTTTCTATCAGACCTAACCATTAGGGCCGCGCATAGCAGCGTCAAAGCCAATGCAAGCCAAACTGTTCGGCTCATGGCATAGCCCGCCGTAAGGCTTCATGCGCTAAGACAAGCGCGTCTTTAAGCTCTTCTAACTGTTTTGTAAGCGTGTCTATCTGGCGGACTGCGTGGTCACGCTCGCGCGCTATCGCTGTCATGTGATCGTGGAGTCGGTCGTATTCTTGATCTGGGTTTTTCATTGTTTTACTCGCTTAGGTTTGATAGTCGATTGATTTTGTCGGCCGTGTTTTTTGCTGCCCAGCGAAGCCTGCTATCTATGTCATCTTTGCCGATGAAGTCATGCAAGCGATTTAATTTTTCTAGCGCGTCAAGCATTGTGCTTAGATCATTAAGTTGTTCTCTCATTGTGCTCATGCTTTCATCCTGTCAATTAAGACGCGACACTGTCCCGATGACAAGGTCTCAACTACTACATCGTCTACGCCGAGAGTCTTGTGTATGAACTCCAGCAGCTGGAAGTCATCCCATGCTTTACCGCGCGCAAGGCTCTTTAAGAAGCCGATTTGCTTAGGTGTCGCGCCGCCAAATGTGTCCGGTGCAGGCGTGCTATTGACGCGGTTTACTTTTTCCATTTCGGTACTTGATGCGCGCTCTCCAGTGTGACCTAATGGGCCGTTACTGATTGCGCGTCCGACACTAGAAGTCTCGCAATTCTCTAGGAAAGATGTTTTATTGACTGGGGAATTACCCATAACTTCTTCTGCCCAGCCTTGCGAGATCATGCGTCCATCATTGTCTAAGCATTCGCATCGAAAGATCACCGTAGAAGCGTCGTAGTGCATCATGGTCGTGATGATCTGTCCGTGTGGGTAGGCAGTCCAGAAGCGTTCTAGACGCTGTGCAACGGTCTCATAGAGCGATAGGTCAAAGTGTGCCATTAGCGCGCCTTCCATACGATCGCCATGTTGCCTGCAAGCGTTGGACGCTCAAGCTCTGTGGCGTAGACAAACTTGTCTTTGACCAAGGAGCCTCGAGTCGGCCTGACGGTGTTGCCAGAGATGCCCAGTGCGCGCTCAATCTCTTCATCGGTCGCGCCGCCAGTCTGCTTTAGATACTCATAGACGCGCCTACGCTTAGAGCCCGATTTAGGCAGTGCGCGCAAAGCTGCACTTGCCGAAGTGGGTTTTGCTGATGGTGAGATGATGACGGTGTTTCGGTCTATGGCACATTCTTCACGGTATGCGCCGAGTCCGCGTGTGGGTGCGAAGAGCTGTAGGTCGTTCATTTGATTGGCTTTACTTTCTTGCATGCTTTGAGGTCTGGGTGACTCCAAAGGATCTTGGTCGGGTTAGTGGCGTGCGGTGTTCCGTGCATTTCTAGTCCGCATTTTTTGCACATTATTTTGAGCATGCGATGATCACATTGATTGCGGCTCGAATCACACTTGCGTTAAATCGGTTTTGTTCTCCGCCGATTGTCATGTGCGCGTCATACATAAGCGTCAATTCGTCCAGGAGTATTTCGTGATCGTCAAGACGATCTATCGGGCGCGCTACATGATTCGGGCGCATAATGTCGTCTATGAACTCCTTGAATACTTTGTTGTATTTGTCGGAATAGTTTTCGGGATACATCTGTCGGGTCTCCTCTGTGATACCAGTTTCGGGATAGGGCTCTTCGGTCACTTCGGAAGGTTCCAAGGTGTCCATTTAGAATTATGCCACACTGCAAGCGCGGCGGTGAGGTTTACTTTTGGATCAAACAATTCGTCGCACACTTCTAAGATTCCTTTCGCTTGTAACCAGCCTTGAGGCCAGTATGCCGAAGGGGTGCACCAGAATCCGTTGATCTGCATAAGACCATAAGAGCCGCCATTGGTGTCTTGAGCATTGAAAGCGGTACTTGTGCAAAGTGATTCGCGTTTCAGCACTCTTAAGAGCGTAGGTGTTTCGGTCGCAGGCCATCCCACACTTAAAGCAAGATTGAGAGCTCCAACGCAAGCGGTAACTGGCGTAGTAATTGGCGTAGTGACGGGGGGTGTAACTACGACTGGCAGTGTGCCAAGTGGGATCGTGGCGTAGGCGGTCACGGGGCTTACTTTAGACATGCCTTCAGGCGGCTTAGAAGCCCCCCAGAGAAGCGTAAAGGCTGCCAAGCCACATATAGCCCATGCACCGATTTTGATAATTGATTCGTTCATTTTTTAAAGCTCAATTCTGTAGGGACGCCCCAGCTATCGCCTGCCAAGGTGCGGAAGGCGATCTGTGCGCGGATGATTGTGTGTGTGTCTTCGTGTCGGAAGATCTGGACAAGGATTTCTTGTCCGTTGTCAAGGTTGCATCGCCCTACTTCGTAGATGAAGACTTTGGGCTCGGTCATAATTTAACTCCTATCGTCGGTACTTCGACCATAGAGGATCGGTGCGCGCTATTGGGGGATTTCGGCAAACACTCTCTGAAAGGCTTGCTTCACAAGGGCTGGAGAGTCTGCCATTGCAGGCGAAATTTCTACATGGAGCCAGTCGCCCCCGGGGCTTCCGAAAAGTGTTGGCTTAGAGTATTTGCTCCATGCTTGTCGATCACAGCGCCAGCCGCGTCCGTATGGCTTGAGTAGGTAGTCAAGGATGCACTCAAGTCCGAGCGCGTTTGCGTTAGCTGTAACGATGTTGAAGAAGTCCATCGTGCCTTTGCGATTAGCCGTTGGACGCTGCTCTGACTTGCGGTACGAAAGATCTACCGCGCGCCCTGTGGCATGCACTGAAAGATTCTCGGATCCCTTCATATTTCTTACGCCCCAGCTACCGTTATTCCAGAAGGCTCCGTTGCCGTAGCGAATTGCTTGTCTGATCCATTCGTCCATTCCGCTTCTAGGGCCAGCTGCGGCTCCGTCCGAGTTCCCTGTGTACGGTCTTGAGTTTGGGATTGCTGGATTCGCTGGAATCACGCTCATAATGTTGGCGGATCTTTAGGACGGTCTTTGAGTCCGTTCCCTGCCAAGAGACCGATCAAGCCGCCTGCGAGAGTCATCAGCATAGGAGACAAGACTCCCCATGCTTCGGCGTCATTGGGGCTCTGCTCGGTAGGTTGCACAACAAAGAGAAGTCCAAAGATGAGCGATGCGATTGCCATGACGAACGATGCAGTAAGTCCGATTCCTACAATCAGGATAAGTCGAGCTTTGATTTGTTCGTTGCTTAAGCGGTTGTCTGGGTTCATGGGCAACGCCTTTCTAGTATTCCGTTGGCTTTGGCGGTGTTGCAGTTTTCGCGGGTGCGGTCAGCACAAGCGGTCAGGATGAGCGCGAGCATGACGCTAGCCAAAATGTAGCGCGGCTTCATAACACATCATCAGCTGAAAGGGTCAGGTACTAATTGTCGTTCAATAAACGCTTCGTATTCAGCAGGTGTCATCGGGCGTACTACATCGTCTACTTGGATAAATACTGAATCGTGTGGGTACATTGCTATGGCTTCAGCGCGTGTCATGTTTATGCCTTTGCGTATCCGTAGACAGCAATTGTGCCGCCTGTAACTGTTCCAGATTCAATAATTACCGTAAAGCCTGTGTAAGAAGTTGAGTTGTCTAAATATCCACCGTTTAATCGTGTTCTGCCTGTTGTGTTGTTTACAATCCACGCCCATTGTGCAAGAGTGTTTTTTGTTAAAAACGGTTGTTGCAATTCCATTACCATGCTTATGGTGTTAGTAGTTGCACGACCAGCGTTTTGAAAGTTGGCTTGGTTGGCATAGCCGCCACCGCCGCTTGCGCCAGCAAAAGTGTTATCGGTAAAACCGCTGTAATATCCTGTAGTAGTAGACCCAAGTTGTAATTGAGTGCTTACATCTCCAGTACCAGCGCCACCTGAAATAATTATTTTGTAGTTGTCGTAGTCTGTACTAAACGCGCTAGTAACCGCAATGCTTGAAACTGCGGTACCAATTGTCTGTGTTTTAACAAGAACTAAGCCGCCATTGGTTGAGGCAAAACTTAAGTTGGCATTAAGCGACGCGGCGGTGAGTACCTGTCCAGCGGTGTAAGTCGTTAGTGGCATATTTCTATCCTAGGACATTGTCTTCGTCAAGTGTGCCATATACCAAGTCATCCAAGATCAGCTCATAAACAATCGTGGTCGGTGAAGTGAAGTAGGTGACAGCATGACCAGCCGACAAAGTAAGACGGTGCTCAAGTCCTTCAATGGTGAGATCTTGCGCAAACTGGGTAGGGCCTGCCGAAGTCGTGATCGACTTTTGGATATTGATTAGGTCGCCTACATCAAGGAGAGCAAGTGTGTCTTGGTCGAGTGCAGATGTGCCGGGGAACTCTGTGCCTAAAAAGTTGAAACGCGCTATCGGATCTGGACTGATCAGGTATTCGGCAAGCGTTAAAGCTGCGGCGTCGTTATGCAGAAGCGAGTCTGTGATTGACTGGGTCTGCACGAGGTAAGCGGCTTGACTAACTAGGTCTTCTGCAACTTCTGGAGTGTTTTCTCCAACGCGTGCGACCGATGCGCGGTTTACGACCGTGTCCCCTTGGAAAGAGATATCTATTGCGCTGTAGCCGATCTGGGTACCGTCGTCATGAAACTCGGCAACAGGGACTCCTAGCGTTGTTCCAATTCTTGATTGGAAGGTAATAGTGCCTTCTCGATCTACAAAAATTCTGCCCTGCTCGGCTTCATTAATTTTGTTGGCATATCCTGCAACCGATGTACCGTTGGCAACTGTGTAGGCAGCTGCTCCGCCAAGGGTCGCCACGCCTGTCTCAATGCTCCGTGAGCCCGTATAAGCGACTTCTGGTAGATCTAGCAGGTCATCAAAACGCTCGCTTGAGAGCTGCTCTGTGACATTCCATTCGGCAAGGAAGGTCTGTCCAAGCTGGTAAGAGAAGTCAGCGCAATTTACGGTAACTGTGTCCAGTCCGCCAAGCGTAAAAGTGTAGTCGTAGTTTACGATGTAGCCGACCCACAAAAGTTCTTTGACATTGGTTGAGCTGTACCGAGAGAAGCGGACTTCTCGAAGAGGTGCAAGTCCAGGCTGATTATTTGCTGGATCGTAATACGGAGAAGTTGTGTCAAAAGGGTTAAACACTCCGTCGGCGTAAGTGTCATTCAGTGTGAAGTTCATTGTGCCATAAGCAAACTGGTCGCCAGTGTTGGCGCGTCCGCGCTTTGCTGTAAGCGAGATTGCGCCGTCTAGGACGCTTGCAAATTGCGATGTACCGTCAAGCACATATTCTGTGTTGTTTAGTTCGCCTTTTAGATCGTCGTCAAGTGTAAAAGCGTTCCAGTCGTATCCAGTGTCAATCTCGAGGTCGTAGTTACCTGACCCGATTACCGCTACGCCAGCCATTAGACGACCGCTATGTTCGCAGGGCCGTTCTGCCTATTGAACGCTCTAATCGCGTTTACGACAGCTGTGCCGATTTCCGCGCTTGAGCCGAGACCGCCTGTGATGTTGATCGTGTAGTTGCCCATTCCGCCACCGCGTCCAGATAATGGAATGACCGCTTCAGGGCCACGCTCACCGATCATTGCAAGCGTTGGCCCTGTCACGATTCCACCGTCCGCGAGCATAGGAATATTCGGAACGGAGAAGCCTTTGCCACCAATACCGGGCACCCAGTCAGGGATGCCGAAAGACAGTTTTCCGACAGTGTTGTTCCACAGTTTGGCGATGCCGTTAAAGAGTGACTTGTAGATGTTGAAGATTGCTGTGAAGTAGGTGGTAAGTCCGTTAAAGACCGCTTTACCGCCTGCAAGCATCGCATCAAAAACGGTGTCCACGATCTTGCGGACGGTCTCAAACTTAAAGTAGAGCACTGCAAGGATTGCTATAAACGCCGCAATAGCCAAGATAACAAGTGTGACAGGGTTAGCCAATAGGAGCGCGTTAAACACTGCGACAACGCCGTTTACGATCATCTGTGCGGCTGCATAAACTTTCATAGCGGCATTAAGAGCCAAGATCGTCACTGCGATTCCGCCGATCGCGCCTGCAACAATAAGGAAGACCTTTGTGTTTTCTTGTGCCCACGCGCCAAAGGCGATTAGGTACGGAAGGAGCGCTTCGACTACTGGAATCAGTGCTGCACCGATTGACTCTTTGGTCTCTGCCAATGCGATCCCTAAACGCTTCATTCCACCTTCGGCAGTCGCGGCAGCTGCGGCAGAAGCACCACCGAACGATCCGCCAAGGACATTCATTACATCTTCCAAAGATGCACCGTCTTTGATCATGGCTTTAATTTCTGGACTTAGTGCTGCAAGTCCTTTCATGTTTCCGCCGTAAGCCTTTGCAAGCGCATCGGAGACGGTCGCTAGGTCTTTGCCTGATCCTGCGGAGATGTCTTGTGCAAGTGCTAGCGCTTTGTTGGCTTCCTCGATGTCTTTAGTTCCGCGCACAAGTGATGCCAGAGCCGGGCGAAGTTCAGAGTCCGCTACGCCTGACGCAAGACTCATCTTTGTAATCATGTCTTCTTGCGATGCGATCTGTGCGTCGGTCGCGCCAGTGACATTCTGTAGCGCAAGCGCAAGTTGTACCTG